AGCGTCACGGATCGCAGCGAACGTCACGTTTGCCTCGCGCGCCTTACGCAGCGCTTCCGTCGCCCGGACGACGTCGCCAGCCCCGTCGTCCGCCGGGAGAGCCGACAGTCCGAGCGCGCTCTCAACGGTCACGCTCTCGTCAGCGGTCAGCGCCTCCAGCGCGGATGCGACGATCTCGGCAACCGTGCCGGTAGCCGTACTCACGTTCTTACTCATGGTGCGTTCCTTCCCGATCAGCCCTAATCACGGCACCACTCGGGGTGAGCGGTGCGTGGAACGTGGTGAGGGCCACGCACACAACCTATCTCACGTGGAAGGGGTGACACAAGCCCTACACATGGTCAGTCAGTGATTAGGCCTAATCGCACCAGCCCCCCCACCCAAGCCCAAACCCAGGGCCGCCGGCAGCTACGTAACGCTCACCATCCCTGCAGATATCTGGTGTGTGGGGCGAGGGTGACGTGTAAGACATCTGGGGTGGGTGTTGAGCACGGAGGGTTGGTCTCCGGCCGGGGGACGTTCGTCACTTCTGTCTTACGTGGGGGGCCTGGAGTGCCGGTGGTGCATGGGGTGTGCGCGTCGATCCTCTGGCTGGTTCGGCGTGTAAGACACCGATGGGGTGGCTGGGGTGCTAGTCTCCACACACGTCATCAGGGACGTAAGACATGAGTAAGACACTAGGGAGGACACCCGTGGAGACACCCAGCACACCGCAGCAGACCCCCGATGGAGGTGGACGATCGCCTCGCCCGCCCGCCGAGATGCCACGGGGCTACTTCCAGCCCTACTGCTCGTGCCCGCCTCACGACGGACCCTGCCGCACAGCAGACGAGGAGCCCACACGATCGCCTCGCCGCGCCATGTGGAGGGGGGTTGACCAGCCAGCCTCGCAAGCATCGTCGGAGCGTGAGCACCTCGCAGCTCAGCGAGACCGCGACATCGAGGCCGGTGTCGACCCTGTCGAAGCCATCGCCGAGTACGAGGAAGCCATCGCCGAGTACGAGGAAGCCACACGATCGCCTCGCGCGCCGAAGTCCGCCTTCGAGTGCCTGTGCGCCACCGACCCCGACGGCTGCCCCATCCATCGCCATTACCCCGCGGAGGTCCACTCCGACGACGTCATGCTCTCAGCGGTCGTCAGCGAGGAAGTCACACCGCTGACACCCGTGGCCGAGGAGATCCGCGTCGTCCTCAACCGCTACAGCGCCGAAGCACCCTCCGGCACCCCCGACTACATCCTCGCGAACTACCTCATCGACTGCCTCAAGGCATTCAACGAGGCCGTCTCGCTCCGAGCCGTCTGGCGCGGCGAGCCCATCGAGCAGATGATCCTCCACATCGACAAGGAACGCTGATGGACGCCATCGTCGGCGCTGGCGGCTGGTGCGCCCCCAGTGGGACCATCTACGACCTCACCTGTGGGCCGTCTCGCGAGGATGCCCTGTGGGCCGGTCTCGTCGAACCCACCCAGGAGGAGCGGCAGGCTGCGGCCGACGCGCTCTACGAACAGGAGGTGCAGGACAACCGCAACTGGTTCGCCACTGGCGTCTTCCTCGGCCGGGTCGAGGCCCACGAGTTCGACGACGTCTCCAAGGCCATCCTTGACGTCCATGCTCGCGAGGAGAGGCACAACTTCTGCACCCACTGCGACGACGAGCGGGTCGTGATGTGGCCGTGCCACACCGCGCGCATCGTCCTCAAGTTCGCGGGCATCGAGATCCCCGACGAGGTCATCTACGACAAGCCGAAGCTCGTGCTGCAGGACAACGACAATCCGCGCTGGCCCTTCCCCGCCGGGCCCGTCGACACCCGACTCACCATCCCGCTCGTCAGCGTCCCCCGCGGCGGGATCACCTTCGACATGGGAGCCCAACCGTGACCGTCATCGCCATCCCTGAGCCGCGTCAGCCCAGCCGCCACGGGCGGTACATCTGCGCCCACCGCGTCCGCTACGACACTGACCGCTGGCCCGAGTACGAGTGTGGTCGCAAGTTCTGGTGGCGCACTTCCTACGACGCCCACTGGGTCCAGGAGCACCGGGTCAAGGCGCTGCCGACCGTTCCCCGCGGACCAGCCCCCGGCAGCCTCTCGCTCGAGGAGCAGAGGCGCAGGCTCGCGTCCAGGCGTGACGACCTCATCGCGCTCGGCGTCCCGTCGGAGCTTCTCGCCGTCCCTCACGCGCCACGTCACCGCTCGCCCTTCAACGTGAAGGACGCGATCATCATCCAGCACGGACCCAACTGGGCTCCGCAAGCCATCAACGTCAACGGCGTCAACTACTGGCGCGCAGGGTGGGAACCCGGAGAGGACATCTGATGCCCAAGGTCAGCCCCCGCCGGCACCGCTCCGCCGTCATGAACTTCCGCGTCACCCCCGCCGTCGCCCGGTACGTCAAGACCACCGCCGACGAACTGCACGAGTCCGTCTCCGACTTCATCCGCGAAGCGCTCAAGATGCGCATCGAGGTCCGCCGCACCTATCTCGAGGTCGCCGACGAGATGGGGTACAAGGACGTCGACACCCTCATCTGGCACGCCGTGCAGGAGTACGCGAAGCGGCACGCCCCCGTCGTCATCACCATGCCCAAGATGCCCGAGCAGTCCGAGATGGACCTCGAGACCCAGGAGGAAGAATGATCACCGGAATCGTCATCCTCAGCCTCGCGATCATCTTCGTCGCCGCTGCACTGTTCGTCATCGCGTTGCTCATCCTCTGGCCGCTCATCGTCCCGGGCAGGTACGAGGAGGACGACGGCATCGAGCGCTTCGAGATCGAGCCGGAGAAGTCCGGGTGGGGGCTGTGGCTCGGATGATCCGCTACCACGACGACGCACGCCGCCTCCTCAAACGGCTCGACCTGATCCGGCCGCACTACCGCAACCCCATCACCGAAGACATCGACGACGTCAACGCCCACATCGACCGCGTCGGCATCTACGCACCGATCCTCGTGTCCAGGCGCACCGGCCAGATCCTCGCCGGAGGCGGGCTCTACGAGGCGCTGCTCTCACGCGGCGAGGAGTACGGGCCAATCCTGTTCACCGACGACGAGACCGACGAGGAGGAACTCGTCATCCTCGTGGCGCAGTACGCGCTCATCACCGAGGCGTGGAACGACCCGGGGCTGGAGATCCCCATCCTCAAGGAGCTGGCCGACTCCGACTGGGGCATGGTCGGCACCGGGTACGACGCCTCCATCCTCGAGCGCCGCGCCCAGGAGATGGAGGACGCGCTCGAAGCAGGGTTCTCCGAAGGCCCACCGACGATCACCTGCCCGAAGTGCCACGCCACCATCGAGATCGACAGGATGAGATAGATGTCCGACCTTGAAGCCATGGTTCCGCCCGACATCGTCGCCGAGATGGAGGCGGTCTACTCCGAGCCGTACGACTTCTCCGACGCCCGCATCGCCGGGGAGTCCACGAAGATGGTCAAGGGCAAGGCTGCTGCGGTCATGGCCGCGTCCGGCGCCGACTTCGACGAGATCTGCGCAGTCCTCGGCTTCAACAGCGCCCGCCATGCCGAGCTCGCGGTGCAGCGTGCGCTCGCCGACTCCCTCGACTCCTGGGACAAGGCCGACCTCAAGCGGCTGTTCATGAACCGCTTCGAGATCCTGTTCCGCGGGGCGCTGCGCCGCTCCCAGACGAAGGGGTACTACGCCCGCGAGGCTGCCGCGACCACCGCGCTCAAGGCGCTCATCGAGCAGACGAAGTTCGCTGGGGTCGCCACCCCCACCGAGCACGTCGTGCACTCCCCGGTCGACTCCGAGATCCGGGCGTTCGTCCAGCATCTCGTCTCCCAGAAGACCGACCTTCTCCCGCAGGAGATCGACGTGCTCGACGCCGAAGTGGTCCACGACAGTGACGAAGGATGACCCTCCCCGCCCGGTGCTGAGGCACGTCGTCAACAGGCTCGACCCCGACGGACACCTGCGAGACCTCATCGACGAAGCCCTGCAGCGCTACCATCAGCGCAGGGATGTCGACGAGGGCAACCCCTCACCGAACCACGAAAGGCCCAGCGATGGCTGACCCCCGCAACTACCTCACCCGCACCGACCTCCCGAAGAAGACGGCGCACCGCTTCGGCCTGGGGAACGTCGCGGTCACTGACCGCGTCGCGAACGGCCACTGGATGTTCGGGGCGGACTGGCAGGAGTCGTGCGGCACGAACGTGCTCGTCGCGCCCAACAACTGCGACCCGCTCCTGGACCCCGAGGACAGGGTCAAGACGTCATTCGGTCTCCAGGACGGAGTCGGCACCGACGACTTCACCCTGTACGGCTTCCACCGCTGCTCCGCCATCGGCGACAGCATCAGCGAGCGGGCCTTCTACGCTCGCGACGAGCTCGACCTGGGCGAGTGGATGGCCGTGGAGGAGCGCTTCATGGCGCACGTCATCGCCAACGGCACCACCGCCTACGCCGGGGGGATCTCCGGTGCGACCAACGCCCTCGCGGCTTTGCTCTCCGGTTGGAGCCTGCCTGTCGAGCCCATCGTGCACGTCACCCCCAACGTCGCCATCGCCCTCGGATCGCAGATCCAGAACAAGGGCGACCACCTCGAGCTGCGGACCGGGCAGACCGTCTCTGTCGGCTTCGGGTACGACGAAGGACTCGCCGGGGTCACCGAGGGGCGCATCGCTCTCACCGGCCCGGTCTGGGCGACCGTCGGGTCCGACGCCGACCTTGGCGGCGAGACCATCGACCCGGAGACCAACACCTACCTCGCGCTCGTCGAGCGGCCGTTCTCGATCGGCTACCTCTGCGACGCGATCTACACCAAGGTCAACGCGGTCATCACCGTCACCGCGTAAGCCAACCATCTGGAGGAGACATGCCCAAGGCACGCGGCGGCATCTGGTGCGGCTGCCCCACCTGCGGCCCGTCCCGCCTCCTCATCCCGGTCGGTCGGTACGCCGTCAAGCACTGCGGTGCATGGTGGGACACCGACCACCTCAAGCTCTACAAGGAAGGTCGCCGTGAGCGCACCGGAGGAGATCCCGGACTTCACGAAGTGGACACCGGCAGGTCAGGAACGGGCGCTCAACGAGCTGAACCGCTCGAACCTGAACTCCTGGACCCCGTTCTACTGTCCGCGACCCTCCTGTGACGGCAACCACCACATCACCGTCCACGCCCCGCACTCCCCCGTCTGCCAGTCCTTCCCCGGAAGCGCTCGTCCGCCCCGGCTTCACGACTGGGCCCTGAACGGCAAGGTCTGGCGCTGCCAGCACGTCGAAGACGGCACGGAGTGCGGGGCGGTCGGCTCCCCCGACGACACGTGGATGTTCCGCCACGCCCGAGCGGACCAGCACCCGCCCAAGGGTCTCGACTGGCTGATCTGGCTGCTGCTCGCCGGCCGAGGTGCGGGCAAGACCCGGGCCGGGTCGGAGTGGGTGCACCGGCTCGTGCTCAAGTACCCCGGTATCCACGTCGCGCTCATCTCCCCGATCCGCTCCGACGTGCGCGACACCCAGGTCGAAGGCGAGTCGGGCCTGCTCGCGACAGCGCGCCCCGGGATGGTCCCCGAGTGGGAGCCGTCCAAGATGCGCCTCACATGGCCCAACGGGTCCATGGCAACCGGGTACTCCGGGGAGGAGCCGGACCGCCTGCGAGGCAAGCAGCACCACTTCGGCTGGATCGACGAACCAGCGCACATCGACCTCATCGACGATGTCTGGTCCAACTTCATGTTCGGGCTGCGCCTGGGCAAGAAGTCAGGGATCGACCCGAAGGTGTGCCTGACCACCTCTCCGCTGCCGGTGCAGTGGCTCAAGGACGTCATCGCCGAACCCGACACCCGTGTGTCCCGGGCGTCGACCTACCTCAACCTCGCGAACCTGCCCGAGCACTACCGCACCAAGATCCTCAAGAAGTGGGAAGGCACCCGCACCGGCCTGCAGGAGATCGAGGGGCTACTGCTCGACGACGTCGAAGGCGCCCTGTGGACCACAGAGATGCTCAACGACTCACGCCACCGCATCGACGCCGATCTTGCCGCGTTCGCGAAGAAGGCGCTCGCGCAGACGATGGACCGCATCAACGTCGCGGTCGACCCGGCCGGCACATCCGGGAAGCGCTCCGACGAGACAGGCATCACCGTCCAGGGGATCAGGGACGACGAGCCGTACGTCTTCGAGGACTACTCCGGGAAGTACAGCCCCGACGAGTGGGCAGCCAAGGCCATCTACGCCTACGACTACTGGGACGCCGATGCGATCGTCGTCGAGATCACCTACGGGCGCGAGATGGTCATGCAGGTACTCAAGGGCTACTGCGACCGGATGGGACGGACCATGCCCCGCATCATCCCGGTCGACTCCCGCCGCGGGAAGATGATCCGCGCAGAACCGATCGTCGCCATGTGGGAGCGCAAGCAGGCGCACATCGTCGGAGAGCTGCCCATCCTCGAAACCCAGCTCACGTCGTGGATTCCGGGCAAGGCGTCACCCGACCGGCTCGACGCGATGGTCCACGGGATCACCGACCTCGCCCGTGTCTCCGCCCCGGGCTCCATCGCCAGCCCCTACGATCTGCTCAGGAAGCGCCGCGAAACGGTCGGCGCGAACGGCTTCGGTCTGTCGCACGTCTCCTACGGAAGGACATCAGCATGATCCCCACGTTCCTCGGTCTCAGCGAGTTCTGGTCGACCGCCATCACCATCCTCATCGGCATCGTCGGTGCCGCGCGCCTGACCCGGCTCATGGTCAACGACGACTTCCCGCCCGTGCTGTGGTTCCGGTCGCGGTGGAACTGGTGGACCCGCGAGGGCACCCGGTTCGAGGCGTGGAACAAGCTCATGCAGTGCCCGTGGTGCTTCGGCTACTGGGCCACCCTCATTGTCTTCGGCGCCGGGTTCGCCAGCGCGTGGCACCTCGCGTGGTTCCTCATCGTCGGCTCCCTCGCGGCGTCCTACGCCGTGTCGTGGATTGTGTACCACGATGAGGATGGGGCGCCTCAGTGACATCATGGTCTCGTCGATCACCGAGCAAGGGGTAGAAGATGCCGCGTACGCCTGGAACGCAGCCGACTCCGCGGTCGCCCCAGCCGGTCGGTAACGCGCTGGTCGCGGCCGGCATCTCCTACCCCGGCCTGCTCCCAAAGGGGCGCCGTCGTGCGCCTGTGCAGAAGAAGGCGTGGCAGCGCGAAGCGTGGGAGATGTTCGAGGCAGTCGGCGAGTTCGGCTTCGGCATGGTCTGGCAGTCCAACGTCTGCTCGCGCGCACGGTTCGTCGTCAAGAAGCGCAAGGCGGACGGCACCCTCGAAGCGTTGCCACCCAGCCACAAGGGCGTCCTCGCACTCAACGAGTTGACCGGGGGCCCGGAGGGTCAGGGCGAGTTCATCCGGATGGGCACGCTGCACCTCGGCGTCGCCGCCGAGTGCTACCTCGTGAACCGCGCACTCACCGAGGAAGACTCGCCGCTGCGCAAGATCACCGCCGGGGCGTACGTGTGGGAGGTCGTCGGCACCGAGGAGATCAACGACCAAGGTGGGGTGTGGTCGCTGAACTACGAGAACGGGCGCGTGGTCACCCTCGGCGAGAACGACACCGTCATCCGCATCTGGATGCCGCACCCTCGCAACAGGTTCAATGCCTTCTCCCTGTCGAAGTCGGCCCTGCCGATCCTGCGCGAGATCGTCGGGTTCGACCGGCACATCTCAGCGCAGCAGGACTCGCGCCTCACCGGCAACGGGATGGTCCTGTTCCCTGCCGAGATGAACATCAAGCCGCCGCAGTCGTGGGACGGCAGCACCGACTACACCACGGCCGACATCGTCACCGCGATCTTCGTGGACGCAGCCATGACGTCCAAGGACATCGCCGGCACCGCCGCCGATCAGGTGCCGATCACGATGTCGCCCCCCGGCGAGTTCATCGACAAGATCCGGCACATCAAGTTCTGGACCGAGTTCGACGACAAGGTCATCACCGGGCGCAACAACTCGCTCATCCGGCTCGCCACCACCATCGACCTCCCCAAGGAGGTCGTGACCGGAACCGGCGACATGAACCGCTGGGGCGCGTGGCAGGTCGAGGAATCCTCGATCAAGGTCCACATCGAGCCGAAGCTGGAGATGCTCGCCGGGCTCATCACCCGCGAGTACCTGCAGCCAGCGACGAATGACGAGACACTCGTCGTCACCGTCGACACCGCCGTGCTGCGCCTGCGGCCCAACAGGAGCAAGGAAGCGTTGGAGCTCAACGACCGAGGCATCCTGGGCGACGAAGCGACCCTGCGCGAGACGGGGTTCGACCCGGACTCTGATGGGATGTCAGAGCCCGAGTTCGAGCGCTGGCTGCTGCGCAAGATGATCTCTGCGTCGTGGTCGCCCGTCCAGGCGCAGGCTGCCGCGCTCAAGCTCGGCGTCGACCTTGGTATCCCCCTGCCGCAGGACGACGCACCACGGGAGGCCCGGCCCACCCCGTCACTGCAGGACCCCCCAACACAGGACCCGCCGGAGAAGTCCGTGTCCGAGGGCACCGCTCCGCGCCCGGACGAGGTCGGCCTCGCCGCCTCGGCGACCCCGGTGTGCGCCGCGATGCTCGCGTACCGGGCGATGGAGCGCGCCGGCAACCGGCTGCGGACCTTGTCGGCGAACAAGCCCGACGCGAGCCTCGCTGCGCACTCGGTGCACACCAAGGTCAAGGTGTTCCCCGACCGGATGGAGTCGCTCCTCGAGCACGCCTGGGCCACCGCTGAGACGTTCGGGACGTCCCCGGTGGAGATCGAGCGGGCGAAGAACTACTGCCGGTTTCTGCTGACTGAGTCCGCCGCGTTCGACCTCGACGAGGCGGTCTCCTACATCCGCAACGGGCGGATGGTCTGATGGACGCCGTGGGGCAGGAGGCGAAGGCGCGTGAGGCGCTGGAGCGCTCGCTGTCGCTGTCGCTGCGGTCCAAGGGGGACGATTGGTACAAGCCGACGCTGACGCGCTCGAACGCGCTCGCGGCGCGGATGTACCGGGAGATCTTCGGTGGTCGAATCCCTGCCGACACACGGGCTGCGATCACCGAGTACGTGGAGGCTGCGCTCAAGGCGACGAAGCGCGACCCGGACGGGCGGGACGCCCAGGTTGCGCGTCTCGCCCGGGGGATCGCCTCGTACCTCGCGAGCGCCGTGCTCGACTCGCAAACCCCATCGGATCAGTGGGAGAAGGTGTGGCGCTCCGAGCACGACGACAAGGTGCGCGACTCCCACGCCGCCGCTGACGGGCAGGTCGTGGACGGGGACGGCTTCTTCACCGTGGGCGGCGTCAAGATGTTCGCGCCCGGAGACCTGTCCGCACCCGCAGAGGAGTGGGCCGGGTGCCGCTGCCACCCGGAGTACCGACGGAGGACCGCCATGCCAGAACAGCTCGTCGCCGCAGCCAACCCGGACCTGCACGCCTTCGTCATAGTCGCCCTGCCATCCGCGGACGATCCGATAATGGGCGTCTCATCCGAGCAGCCACCGCACATCACGCTGCTCTACCTCTCCGCGGACTACCTCGAGCAGGCCACCCAGATCCTTGCCGGGGAAGCGCCGAAGCACGAGCCGGCCACCATCACCGCAGGCAGTGTCGAGCCGCTCGGAGATGGGGGTGCCGAGGTGCTGCACGTAGATCCAGGAATGCTGCACGAGGTTCGGCAGGCGCTCCTCGACTACGAGCCGATCCAGCAGGCATTCGACGCGCTTGCAGACGAGCAGTTCCCGGAATGGACCCCGCACATCACGCTCGGCTACCCGGAGACGCCGCCCCTGTCGACCGACGTGCCCGATACCATCACGATCGACCGTCTCGCGATCCTGCACGACGGCCTGCACAGCGAGTACCCACTGGGAGAAGCCATGGACGAGACCGCAGTCGAGGAGCCGACGGAGGTCGTCGAGGATGAGGTCGACGAGTTCCCCTCCAGCGGGGTCTACGAGCTGGTCCCGCTCTACGGAGGAATCGCTCCCGAGGGTCGGCCCACTGGGGACAAGCGCGGCTTCCTCCCCGAGTCGCTGGATTGGATCGAGCCGCCGCTGTCGCTGCGCTGGCAGGAGCGCGACCGCCCCGGCCACGACGACTCGGTCGTTACCGGCAGCATCGACCGCATCTGGCGCGACGGGGACATCGTGAAGTGGGAGGGTACCGCCTCCATGAACGAAGATGCCGACAAGATGGTCGCCCTCATCGCCGAGCGCGCCCTGCGCGGCATCAGCGTCGATCTGGACGACGCTCAGGTCGAGGCTCGGACCAAGGATGGGCAGCCGCTCGAGATTCCAGACGACCCGGAGCTCGTCGCTCAGATGGACTTCACCGACGTCGGGGAGTGGGTCACCTACGGGCGCATCCGCTCCGCCGCCGTCTGCCCAATCCCGGCGTTCCCGGAGGCGTTCATCGCCATCGGCACATGGGCCGAGCACGACGCGCAGCAGGAGGCTGCTGAGCAGCCCGAGGAGGATGAGGAGCCCGGTGAGATGGAGGCCATGGCCGCATCTGCCCGGGAAGACCTGCAGGACGCGCTCGTGGCTGCGCCGAGTAACCCCTCGACGATGGATGGTCCCGGCTGGC